GTGTCCATCGCTGCGCCGTACATCCAGACGATGGCGAAGGAGTACCAACTCCCCGATGGGGGCGTGGACTTGAAAACCCCTGAGATTCGGAACGCGTTGAACCGGCGGGACGCGCAGGGCCAGCCGCAGGCGATGAGCCTGTCCGAGTTCCAGACGAGTCTGCGCGGGGCCCCGCAATGGCGGCAGACACAGGGCGCTTTCGATAGCACCATGGCTGTGGGCGGGCAGGTTCTCAAGGACATGGGGCTGCTGTGAAGCAAGGGTGGGACGGCTCGAAGTACTGGTTCCAGAACTCGGCCGGTGAGTGGCGGTACACCGTCCACAAGGACGTGTACGAGCAGCGGACCGGGCAGAAGGGCACCGCCGGGAAGACGGCTGCCCCCGCGCAGCCGTCTCTCACGGACGAGCAGATGCAGGCGTTCGCGGAGAAATGCGGCCTGTCCGCCGCCCTCGTCAAGGCCGTCCCCGATTTGATGCAGCTCGCCCGGGACTCCGTGGCGGGGTCGTGGACGCCGGAGAACATCACCGCTCACCTGAAAAACACCAACTGGTGGGCGACGACTTCCGACACGCAACGCAAGTTCATCGACCTTAAGACGACCGACCCGGCGACGTGGCGCCAGCAGTGGGAATCCACCGCGTACCGCATCAACCAGATCGCCGTTCAGGCGGGATGGTCGAACCTCGCGGGTCAGGGCGTCGGCTACGACACCATGAACGGCGTCCTCAAGATGGCCACCACAGCCGTCATGCAGGACGGCTGGTCTGACGACCGCATCAAGTCGTGGCTGGGCAGCCAGATCGGCTACCGGCAGGGGCAGCCGCTCGGCGGTGACGCCGCCGCGAACTACGACAAGCTGCACTCCCTCGCGTACTCCAACGGCCGGGACTACGCGGACTGGTGGTACTCCAACTGGCTGCAGGATCTCGGATCCGGCCGCAAGACCATCGGCGAAGCGGAGACACAGATCCGGCAGGAAGCCGCCGCGCAGTACAGCGCGTTCGCCCCACAGATCACCGCCGGAATGAACGTCACGGACCTCGCCGCGCCGTACATCCAAGCGGCGTCCACGCTGCTGGAGCTCCCGAACGGTGCGCTCGGCCTGGCGGACAAGAACGTGCAGAAGGCGATGACCGGTAAGCAGCAGGACGGTTCGCCGTACGCACTGTGGCAGTTCGAGAATGACGTGCGGAGCGATCCGCGTTGGAAGCAGACGAACAACGCCCGGGACGCTGCGATGAAGCAGGCCCGTGGCGTGCTCTCCGACTTCGGGTTCACGTACTAGGAGGGGAACGATGACCACACCCACTCAGGGCGCCAACTGGGCCGACCTGCTGCAGGGCTCGCAGCGGGACGCGTTCGCCGCACTGCAGAGCCTGTTCGCCGGGTACGGCCTGGGATCCCTCGCCCCGAAGATCTTCGACTACATCAAGCAGGGCTACGGCTCCGACACGATCTCGCTGCTGCTGCAGGACACCCCGGAGTACAAGCAGCGGTTCGCGGGGAACATCGCCCGGCAGAAGGCCGGGCTGCCGGTCCTCGCACCGGCGCAGTACCTCGCCACGGAGGAGTCGTACCGGCAGGTGCTGCAGTCCGCTGGGCTACCGAAGGGCTTCTACGACACCCCGGCGGACTTCACGAACTGGATTGCCGGGGACGTGTCCGCGACGGAGTTGAAGAACCGCGCCGATGAGGCATCCGCTGTCGCGAACGGCAACCCTGCGGTGCGGGACGCGATGAAGCAGCTGTACGGCGTGTCCGAGGGTGACATCGCCGCGTACTTCCTGGACCAGGCCCGCGCGGAGCCGATCCTGCGGAAGCGCGAACAGGCGGCTGAGATCGCTGCGGCTGGCATTCAGCGTGGTTTCGGCGCGTCCCCGTACGCGGAGCAGTTCGCCGCGCAGGGCATCACCGCCGGACAGGCGCAGCAGGGCTACGCGCAGATCGCGCAGGAGTTCCAGCCGCTGCAGGATCTCGCGCATATCTTCGGGGAGACGTGGACTCAGGGCGAGTCGGAACTGTCGACGTTCGCGCCGGGCACCCTCGGCGGCCTGGGGCAGCAGCAGCCGGGTAGCGAGTCCGCTTCGGCGAAGCAGAAGCGCCTCGCGTCGCAGGAACGGGCGATGTTCGCCGGTTCCGGCGGCGGGGTCACGCCGGGAAGTCTGGGTCAGCGGTCGGGTGGTGCTGCGTAATGTCGACTTATCGAGGTATCTTCAATTCAGCAGTGATCGACCGGCCCACTGTTTCGTAAGTCCGGTAGCGGAGCGCCAAAGGGAGTCCCCACCCCGGCGGCTGGCCGCGAACGATAGGGAGATGCGAGTTGAGCGAGTACACCTTCGGTGACATGTCGTACTCGGGTGGAAACCCGGGCGACGGCCAGCAGTCCGGCGTAGGCCAGGGCCAGCAGGAGCAGAGCCCCAAGTGGTTCCGCGACTACATGGAGAAGGCCAGCGCGCAGAACGCCGCTCTCACGGCGCAGCTGGAGTCCCTGACCGCCGAGAAGCGGCAGGCCGAAATCGCGGGTGTCTTCGAGCAGAAGGGTTTCTCCCGTGCAGCGGCAACGCTGTACGACGGGGCACCCGACAAGGTGGACGAGTGGCTGAGCACCCACGGGGATGCTCTCGCCAGGACTGGCCAGCAGCAGATGCCGCCGCAGGACACCCGCCCCCCGGGCGGAATGCCCCCGCAGCAGCCGCTGCAGCAGACACAGTCAGTCGTCCCGCCTAACCTCCAGGCTGACCTGCAGAAGCTGCAGCAGCAGGGCATCGGTAGCGCTGCAGCCCCTCAGGGCAGCAGCGACGATGACCTCGCCGCCGCTCTCCGCGCGACGACCACACCCGATGAGTTCTTCCAGGTGGCGCAGGCCCACGGCTGGCAGTACTCGCGGGACAACATGGGCTTCGCGTAGCCGCTGCCGGTCCGCCTACTCCTCTCCCATCGAGATGAAGCAGGTGAGACCCCATGGCTAACGCCTATACCGACACTTCGGCGCTATCGAACTCGGTGCAGACCGCGTACGACAAGCTGTTCGAGTTCGCGCTGCGTTCGCAGCCGCTGTTCCGGCAGGTTGTCGACAAGCGTCCGGCGCAGCAGACCGCGCCGGGCGGCTCGGTCGTGCTGGAGCGGTTCCAGGATCTTGCTCAGGCCACCACGGCGCTGACTGAGACCACGGACCCGGACTCGGTGGCGCTCGGTAACCCGACCACCACCACGATCACCCTCAACGAGTACGGCAACCCGGTGCTCCGCACCCGGAAGCTGTACCTGTACTCGCTGACGGACGTGGACCCGGCCATCGCCAACATCGTGGCGTACAACATGGCCGACTCCGTGGATACCCTCGTCCAGACGGTGCTGCGCGGTGGATCTAACCTGATCCAGCGCAAGGCCGGTGTCGTGACCTACGTCACCAACGCCACCATTTCGACCGTCGCGACGACCATGGTCACCACCGACACGTGGACTTCCGCGATGTCGCGTCTGGCGGTCGCGAAGCTCCGCACTAACAAGGCGGTCCCGCGTAAGGGCTCGCTGTACTGGTGCGCGATGCACCCGGAGGTGTCCTACGACCTCCGTGCGGAGACCGGTGCCGCCGCGTGGCGTGACCCGCACAACTACTCCGCCGCTGGGAACATCTGGGCGGGTGAGATCGGCAGCTACGAGGGCGCGTACTACATCGAGTCCCCGCGCTGCTTCAATGCGGTGGACGCCGGTGCCGGTGACAACACCGTGCGCCGCTTCCGGACGTATTACGCCGGGCAGCAGGCCCTCGCGGAGGCCGTCGCCGACGAGTTCCACATGGTCGCCGGTCCGATCGTTGACAAGCTCGCCCGGTTCCGGCCGCTCGGCTGGCTCGGTGTCGCCGGTTGGGCCCGGTACCGTGAGGAGGCCCTCATTCGGGCCGAGACGACCTCTTCGATCGACTTCTCGTAAGGCTGGCACCCCGTGGCGGACTGGACGTTCACGACTCCCCACTTGGATCAGGGCCCCGCGTCCTGGGACGACTGGCTGTTCGTGCGCGTGAAGCTCGCCCGGGGTGTCACCATCTTGGAGGGACCGCCCGGCACCTACCGGGCGGTCCAGTTCCCCACGCAGGACGAGATCACCGCCAGCGCCCCGGGCTTCTACATGGGCGGCCACGAGTACGTTGTGGACGACGCCACGAAAGCCGCTCTGATCGCTGGTGGCGTTGGCGTGACCAGCGCCAACTTCGTACCGTTTCCGTAGGAGATGGCTATGGCCAAGCTGAACGCCGCCGGACGTAAGAAGCTCCCCAGCTCGGACTTCGCGATCCCCGCGAAGGCGGGTTCGGGGAAGGCGAAGGCGAAGTCCAGTAACTACCCGATCGAAGACCGGTCGCATGCCGCGAACGCGTTGGCGCGTAGCTCCGGGAAGCCGGAGGCCGCGCAGGTGCGGGCCGCTGTGAAGCGCAAGTACCCGGACATGGGCAAGAAGAAGTAGTTGTGCCGTACACGGCGAAGCAGCGTGCGATGTTCAATGCGCGTGCGAAGACGGATCCGAAGTTCCGGGTGCTAGCGGAAGAGGCGAACAGTATGGCGGTGAAGAAGGCCGCGCCGAAGAAGGGCGCGATGCCGGTGCCGAAGAAGGCTGCGAAGGGGATGCCTGCGAAGGCGCCGCGTAGCGGTGGTGGGTCGGGTACGCGTGGTGGTGGCGTGGAGCGCAGCGGATCGGGTGGTTACTGATGGGTCACATGCAGACGGAGGAGATGGCCGACTACGGCCAGGACTTCGAGCTGCCGGGCTGCCCGAAGGGCGACGGCGGCAATAAGACGCTGATCAACCAGACTCAGGACGACATCGGTCCGAAGTCG